TAATTCTATTTCCTGCTTTACGTTTGGTAAAGACTTGTCTATTTCTGACATTATTTTTCTCCGAGTTCGAAACCACTATAGTCTTTTTTCCAGGAACATTCAACCCCTGTGGGTGAGGTCCTCTAAGAGGTGGTACCGTAGTTGTTAACTTTTTAGTCATCTAATAATCCTAATCCTTGTATAGCAGCAGAAGCTGCAAATCCACCTATACCTAGTCTAGATAATCCTTTTAATGCAATTCTCGGTAAACCTAATCTAGCAACTTTTCTAAGTGTCGGACTTAACCCTCTTGTTAGTTTTGGTGTCTGATCTGCAAATGCAGGATACAAATAATTTAGTGGATCTGTTGCAATATCTGTAGGTGAGTCCCCAGCAGCTATCTGACTTGCAATATCTCCAGCTGCAAAAGGTGCTAGTAGTGCTGGCGATGCTGCAACTCCTAGTCCTCTACCTAAAACTCTTAAACCTGTTTTAGCTACACCAGGTGGTTTTCTTTCAATACCTAGTGATCTTGATTTACTTGCTTTGATTGTTGACGGTGCTACTGCAGCTGTTGATGCAGCCACTGTTGCACCTAAAGCTGGTAATTGATAATCTAATATTGCAGGTCTTTCTATATCAATAGATACAGGCTGTGTTGCCATATCAACCAACATATTTTTCTGTTGATCTTCATTTGATAAATAAGTTGTTGGGTCATCGTTCTTAAATAATTTAACAAGTCCTACTGCTGTTCCTACAGCCGCACCTGCACCAAATGTTTTTACACCACCTGATTTTAAAAAAGATGTTGCTGCGTTTTTAACTTTAGCTAATGGTCCTTGCGTTGCATCTAATTCTTGTAATTTAGTAGCAGCACGCACTGGATCTTTTACAACTGCTTCTGCACAAGTTGTAGATATACCACCTGTTTGAAAAGATAAAATTTTTTGACAACTGGCTGGAGCTTTTTCTACTGCTTTAAGTAGGTTTGCAATTCTTGTATCACTTACTCCAACACGTTTAGCAAAACCCTCAGCAGTTAATAAGTTACCACCAGCTCCTCTTTTAGTGAACTCATCAACAAACCCCTCTCCTTTTTTAACAAACTGACCAAAGTCAAATTTTCTACCTAACTCATCTACAGGAGTTACATTTGCTGTAAGAGTAACTTTTTGTGGTGTAAAATCAAAATTAACTTTTTCAACTATGCCTTTATCGATAGAACCAGAAGTCAAATAATTTAAAAAAGACTTTCGATTATTCATTAAAGTTTGAATTTCATTTCGTCTAGCTAAAGTTGTGCCTTTTTTATTATACTCTCCAGATAATCTTTTAATAGGATTATCAAAAGCATCATTCTTAAATCTATTTAAGTCTCCTCTAACTAGACTATCAACTTTTAATATATCTTCTGGTTTTCCATAAGTAATAGATAAAGGATGTTCTGCATTTCCAGGTAGTTTTGTAAATATTCCTTTTGATCCAAAAAAATCGTCTGCCGCTGCATAAAGTCTATTGGCTCTTTGTGTGTTTCCCTCTTTCTGTAAAGTATCTGCTGCTCTGATTAATCGATTATAATTAGTATTAAATTTTAATGATTCTGTTAAAGCATCTTTTAACCAAGGTGATCTTGAACCTACTACAATTCCATAAGATCTTGTTTTAGTACCATCTGCATTAGATGGAACAGAACCGCTTCTTTTAAGTTGGGTTAATGTTTCTATTCTTTGAGTAAAAGTTGTTTTATTAAAATTAGGATCTTTGTTTTGAAATTTTTTATTAAACTTATTTTTAACTTCTTTTAAACTAAGTTCCGGTTGATTATTTAAATCATCTAAAAACTTTAATTGTGTTTCTCTGTTTTGAGTTCTTGCACCTCTTGCCTTAGGACTCCAATTTTTTACTTCAATATTTTTTCTAGATTTTGCGTTATCAATTCCCTCAACATCAAATTTACCTGCTCTCCAATCTTTAAAATATCTGTTGATATTTTCAAAACGATGATCAACACTGTCTTTTTGATATTTTACTAAAGCCTTTTCAAGTTTTTCATTGCCGTCAAACTCACCATTTTTATCAAGGTAATTTAAAAAAGTTTTTACAACATCGTTTCTTGCAACTGTTGTTCCAAACAAGGCTAATTTTTTAACTCTTGGATCTTTAAGGGTTTTATTATAAAATTTTTCAGCTGCTGCAAGAGCTTTGGCTTCACCACCTAATTTAGAAAAAGCAAAACTTTTCTGTATTCTATCTCCATCAGGTAATTTAAAATCGACAACAAAAGACGATGGGGTTTTTAAAATACTTCCAACTTCTCGGGCCATTACACCTCCAGGATGCCGGCAAGACCACCGCTTTTAAATCCTATCGGATCAATACCCAACATCTCCTGTATCTCTCTGATACCCTCTGGAAAATCATCAGGATTTTTTAATACTTGATTTAATCTCTGCATGTATAGGGTTTTTTCTTTACCGACTAAACTTTTATCCATCGCCACATTTCTAAATAGTCTTGAGATATCTTTTGCTTCTAGACCATACTTACGTATATCTCCGTATCCCATCTGTTCACCACTTCCTCTACGTGCAGCCTTTTTTGCAAGGCCCAAAGCTTTTCCAACAAGTTTACCTCTAAAAAATGGCACACGTCCGCCATCTGCAAATTCAAAATCAGAAATGTCAACAGATTCAGGATTAAAAAATCTATCGGTAATCCCTTTACCTTTTGCATCTTTAACGCTGATTAATCTTTCAGCAAATAGCTGTATGTCATTTGGTGTATCTAGTTTTGCAACTGCTGATGCAACTTTAGGTCCAAAGTATTTCTGTACTAATAACAATGGATCACCCATACCACCGCCACCACCTTCGGTCATAAATTTAAAATCATCTGCTTCCATAATTGATGATAGAGATGGGTTGCCTGGTTCATCAGTTAGGTCTTTTATTCTATTTAAAAAATCTCTAGCGTTTGCTCGAACCACTGGTTGTGCATTTTCTGCAACACCTGCGTTTAGATAAATTTTATTTACTAGATCGTTTACGATCAAATTATTATTTTTTACATTCTTAATTGCCTCTAAACCTGCACCTGAGAATGGTGCTGCAATATCCTCTGGTCCGCCACGTGAGCCTGGTGGTGGTAAATCAGGATCACCTGGTGGTAGATCATCTGCTTGTCTTAATGACATTAAACCTTCTTTGTCTAAGTTTCTAGTTCTTGTTGCCATGTCTGTAATATTTGCTGGCGCTGCAGGAGGAAAATAAAAATTTTCCATTGCTTTCATGTTAGATAATAATTTGTTTGCTTGAATATCATTTAACTTACCAGCCACTGCATAACCTACAGAACTTGTTAATTCTTCTACTGCTTTTGATTGTGGTAATACACCTAATGCATCAACGTTAATATCCATGTCTAACATCAGCTCTGGTGATTTACCCTTTCCTAAAAAACTTACGTTAGTTTTAGTTCCAAGAACTTCATTAAGATTACCTCCTAACTTTTTATAAGATTGAAGGATTGCATTTAATATTGGTCTACTAGCCATAATATTCTATTCTACTCCTGTCAGGCAGTGGTTCGTCTTTGTAAGAATCTCTGTTACGAACTAATCCACCTTGTTTAATACGCATCAACGCCTGAGTCATGGAGTCGACATAGTCATCGTAATCTCCATATGGAAATGATGCACACTCTTCCACAACTTCTTGAGCAAAATGTTGGTGCATAGGAGCCCATATCATTCCTGTCTCAAACAGCGGTGATACTGAGTTTACTCTAGCGTGTTTATCATTTCCTCGGCTCGGTGTAAAGTTAACAACTGGTATTCCCATATCTCTTAATTCAGCTGTTAGCGGTATACCAGAGGCCTTAGCCTCTACTATCACCATGTCAGGACGCCAGTATAAATACTCTTCGTGAGCAACTTTCTTTAGTTCTGGAAACTCATATCGATCTTTAAAAGCATTAAGCAATATTATCTGAGGGTTTTCATCTTCTGACTCAAAGACTCCCCATGTTGTTATAGCTGAAAAGTCAGCAGATTCTTTTTTGAGAAAAGCTGTATCGTAACTTTGTATGATAAACTCACATTTAGGTGGTT